GGGGGGGGGGGGGGGGGGGGGCGGAAACGTCACAGGTCGAGCCGCTCCGCCGCATGCTCGAAAGCCAATGCGATGACGTCGTCGAGCTTGTCGATCATCTCCGAAAGGGCGTCGTGGGCGTCGCTATCCTCAACGAGGGAAACAGCCTCCCGAGCCGCATCTGCAACGTCCGTCAGTTTCCCGTGGAGACGCTCGATCTCCTCTGCGACAAGTTCGCGGAACTCTTCGAGCGCGTTTTCTTCCGGTTCCGCGCTCATTGCCGAGCACCTCCGGCCTGTTCCCGCGCCGTCTCGACGACGCGGGCGATGTCTGCTTTCGACCATCGGGACAACGAGCCTAGTTTTATCGGCTTCGGCAGCGTGCCGTCCGCCATGCGGCGGTAGATCGACGTCACCGAAATGTTGAGCATCTTGGCGACCTCGGTCGCCTTCAGCAGGGGATCGACGGTCGTCATGCCGATTTCTCCGCAATGGTATCGAAGAGCGTGAATGAGAGGTCGTCTGCGACATGCGCTCCGAGGATCAAGCTGTCCTGAATGTGCTTGCTCGCGGTCTTTCTGACCTCGTCATCCCAATCTTCGGCCGCTTCGAGCGCGAGTGCGCACGTCACCATCAGGGAGGAGAGTGCGGTGGCGCGACCAAAAGTGTCGTTCAGATCAAGGACGGGGAAACGTCTGGTCATGACACCGGCCCTTTCTCATCAAGGGAAGCCGTCCGTAGAAGCTGCAGCGCGATGCGCCGTGCCTCGGGATCAGCCTCCTCCCGCACCCGCCTCCCGATCCGTTCGATAAGCTCCTCGAGGAACTCGTCCACAGTGTTCGGGAAGAAGTGAAAGCCGACTTCGCGAAGCAATTCTTGCTCGTCCTCGACCACGTTCACCGAGGTCTCTTCGATCTCGGCAATGCGCGAATATTTATCGAGAAGATCGCGGTTGAAGAGCCGCAACTCGACCTGCGAGGCCAGCTTGTTCAGCAACTCGGCGGCAGCGGCGAGGCGCTGGTGGTCGTCGGGATACTCCTCGGCCTTGCGGGCGCGCCACAATGCCTGATTGCTGAACATGGCGTGAAAATCGTCAAGGGGGATCATTTCGCACCGCCTTTCGCCGAGCCGATCCCTCCGGCGTTGTGATCGGTTTCGAGCAGTTCCATGGCGAGCCGCAGGGAGGTCGAGATGTTGTCGGCAAGCTCGACGGTGTCGCCGCCTTCGCTCATGTTCGATGCGGCATTCTCGGCGAGGCCGATCAGCGCCATCGCGCGGGAAAACTCCTGTGTCTGGCCGATGCTCATGACGCCGCCTCGGCGGCTTCGGCAAACGTCAGAACATTCTCGATCCGCGCTTCCATCTCATAGATTAAGGTGATAGCGCGGATTTCATCTTGCTCCACCCTCGCGGGGCCGCCGAGGCATTCCGCGTATGAGGCCGCTCGTTGGATTAACGCGTCTATCGCAACGAGCTTGCGCCGGATGGCGCATAGCGCATACCTTGTATTCTTGAGATCATCAAGATCTGAATCAGGCAGTCCGCTTGTGGTTGCGCACAAGGCAGTGCTATCCTTCGACTTCATCGGATTTCCTCTCACGGGTTTTCGGTGACATGGCTCGGCGATGAGGTGGTAGCCTCGGCCGGGCCTTTCTGTTTCATGGCCGCGCGGATGGCGCGGACAACCAAGGCATTCTTTGACGTGAACTCTGCCTTAGCTCCCCGTTCCAAGAATCGGTCTGCATCCGTGGGTATCCGGATGGTCATGCGCACCTCATCCATACAAAGCCTCCTTTCACTAAATTGGTGACAAAGAAGTATCACGCACCAATTTAGTGCGCAAGGGTCGATATGGATTTTTTCACGAATTTAGTGATATGCTCTGGCGCGAAGGAGATACGATGGCCAAGCAAGATGATTATGTACGGTACACAATCCGCGTCCCGGCAAACCTGTATGCGCAAATCCAAGCCGCCGCAGGCGAGAAGTCGGTCAATGCCGAGATCGTAGAGCGACTCGCAGAGAGTATCGCCCGTGATCGATGGTTGAATGATTTGGCTGCAGACGGACCAGAGCAGGGCGAGGAAGAAGACACGGCGCGGCGGCGCTATGACATATCACCGAACCCCTCGGGTCAGTTCGTGGCTCCTGAAGGGGTCAGCGAAGAGCAACTGTCCCGCTTCATCGCGGACGAGTTGAAGAAGGCGAACCTTGTGGCGATTGAGAGAATTGCCGCCGGCTTGCGAAAGGTCGGCGGAAACTACATTCCGTTCGATCCCGAAAGTGACGATACTACGAAGGGGTAGACGCCACAAACGCACCCCACTTCTCCATAATCTCGCGCCGCTGCTCAAGATAATCCGTGCGCCGATAGGCGCGCTCGACGGCTCCGCCGACCACATGCGCCAGCACCATCTCCGCCACCTCGTGTGGCGTTTCGGTTTCCTCGGCGATCCAGTCCCGCAATGATGATCGGAAGCCGTGCGGCCGATACGGCAGTTTTGCGCGCTCCATGTGCCGGCCCAGCGTCATATCGCTGACCACGCCCTTCACCGAACCGGGAAACAGGAAACCGCCGCGGGCGTGCCGGCGGGCCTGCTCGATCACGGCAAGCGCCTGGCTGGACAGCGGAACGCGAAAGTCGGGCGTCGCGTCCCGCCGGCCTTTCATCGTCTCGCCGGGGATGGTCCACACATCGCCGTCGATCTGATCCTCCGTGATGAAGCGCAGCGGCGTCGAGCGCGCGCCGGTGAGGATCAGCAGCCGCAAGGCGAGATGAGTGACCGAGCCGTCGCCGAGCGACGCATAGAAGGCCGGCACCTCCTTCCACGGCATTGCCGGAATGTGCGCCGCCTTGTGCCGCGACTTCCCCAGCAGCGCCCGCGCCTTGTCGACCGCCTGCAGATCGACGTCGAGACCGAGGGCGGCGGCATGCTTCATCACGATCCCGAGCCGGTTCATCGCCTTGCGCGCCGTCTCCGCCTTATCGTGCCAGATCGGCGAGAGCACGTCGCGAATGTCGACCTGGTCGATCTCGGCCACCGGCGTTTTGCCGAGCTTCGGCAGAACATGCAGTTCGAGCGGCGTGAACCACCGCCCGGCTTTGCCGTCGCCCTTCAACTCCGCCTTGCGCGCCTCGAAGGCGTCCTTCGCGACGTCTTTCAACAGATGAATGTTACGAGCCGCTTCCCGCCGCTCTCGCTCGCGTTCCTTGATCGGATCCTGTCCGGCCCGAACCACGGCCCGCCATCGATCGGCAGATGCGCGCGCCTCCTTGAGGGAAACCTGCGCCAGATTGCCCAAGCCCATTTCCCGCCGGCGCGAGTGTATGGTATATCGCAGCACCCATTGCGCGCCGCCATCGTCGCGCTTGATGAGCCATAGCCCCGCCCCATCGGCATATTTTCCGGGGCCGAGCGTGGCGACGCCGCGAGCACTGAGTCGGTTCATCGCCCGCATATCGATCCCCCCGTTCACCTGCTTTTTCTATCCCCCTCCCAATCCACCTTTCGGCGTGCGATTGAATGAAAAAGGGTGGTAAAAGGTGAACCAGAACGAAAGGCGAAGATCAAGTCGCGATAGGCACTTATCTTTTCAACTCATTGCAGTGAATAACACAGCAATAACAATGGGATGCCTCTCCTGGGCACCATTCCATCTGAAATTCTATTGTGATTTCAGATACTTAGCGGAAAGAGTGAAGTTTCAACCCCTCTTTCCGTCCACCTTTCAAAGCCTGTCTGTTTCAGTGATCTTCCCGTGGAACACTCGATCAGGCTTTCGGCTTCGACGCCGTTCGCCCGCGTGCTGCGCATGAGCGGCTGCAAAACAGGCTGCTGTTTTTCTTCTTCAGGAACGGCTTTCCACAACAGGCGCATGGGATAGTCGGCCGGCTGGTTCGGCCGCGCCTGTCTCTTGCCTGATGATCCCGCCTGCACACTTCCGAGCACGTTATCGCGTGAAGCCGCTCTATGGGAACCGGCTCACCGCAGCGGGCGCATTGCCGCCCCGGCGGCAGTCTCCGAAGGGCGGCGGCAGCTTGCTGGCAGGGGATGCCGCAATAGATGGCGGACGCCTGAAGGTCGACTGAAATAGGCCCGCCGCATTGAACGCATTTTCGGCCGCGCTTCGATCTTCGGATCGCCGCGGTTTCATAGGTTCCGTAATACCACCGCTTGCACTTCATGCTGCAATAGATGCGATTGCCCCGTGCATCCTCCGGCAAGGGATTGCCGCAGGCAAGACACTTCTCGCCGGCCAGATCGGCGAGCTTCATCTGGTGTTTTTCCAGAGTGTGACGTTCCGCACTACAGCGTCATAGGCTGCGCCGTCCTCAATGGACTGTAGAAATGCCAGCCGGTGATGGTGAGACGACGCGCATAGCTGGCAGCAAAATTTCTTGCGCCCCTCCGGCAACCGCTTTCTACACCGGACGCATGCCGTCCGCTCGATCGGCGAATGACCATCTTGCGTCCATTCCGGCTGGCCTTCTTTCCATGTCGGTCGCTGCGCACCGACCGAACGGAGGGCATCGCTGACTATGTCGGCGGCCACATCGTCGGCGTCAGACCATCTCCACCCCGCAAGGCAAAGACGCGAGCGAAGTGCATGGCGGCAGATCGCTTCAAAAGTGAACTTCGTCGGTTCGGCCATCACGAGAATGCCCGCGACAACGCGCACGAGATGCGCGCGGCGATCCTTGTTGAGTTTCTTCGGCTTCGCCCTCACCGGAGCGGGCCGCGTCCATGGCAACCGCGCAAGCATCATCTCTCCATCCACGAAGAAGGGATCGTGCGCGGCCTGGCTGCGAGCGGGCGGGCGAGATCGGGGCTGCGAAGCTGTTCTTCGCGGGAAGACCAGTTGACATTGATGAGCCGCTGCACGGCGAAGGCGTAGACGACACAGTCGAGTGCCTCGGCCCGCCGGCCGGGGATACGTTCGAAGCGCCGGAAAGGCTGACCGCGGCTGTAGCGAACCACGACACGTTCGGCGACAAGCTGCTCGAACCATGCCGGGTCGAGCTTATCTGAAAACCGGATGCTGCCGGGCCGCGCCAGACGCGAGACCAGGTGCGTCTTAATGGAGTCGACGCCGACAATCCAAAGCCAGCCGCCTTTCACTTTTGACTTCGACCGCTCTATGAACGGCCGGTTGCCGCTTACGCCCTTGATGGCGAAGATCCTGCGGGCCGCACGAGGGAAAGCGAAACGGTAGACCGTCTCCATGGAATCGCCGTCTGACGAGTCGATGGCCGCTGCCTCGATCCCCAGCTTGCCGCCGAAGGGGTGCGGGAAGGTCCATCTGAGAACCTCGTCGAGTTCTAGCCAGGTCGCATCGTCGGTCGACAATCCCCAAACAACATGATGACCGAGAATGAAGGCCGCACCGGCCTGATCCCAGCCGGCGAATGTCACTTCAAGGCGATCGTCCTGCACGTCGACGCCGGCGGTGATCGCCAACACCTCCTCCGGCAGCATATCGAGGTCGAAGCGTTCGGCGCGGCCGGCAAGCAGGCTTTCGTCGATTTCCTCGCCATGCTCGCGCCAACCTTCCCCCAGTTCGAGGTTGATGAAGGTTTGCAGCCGTGGCGGATCATCCTTCACAGCGAGGAAGGTTTCGGCCAGCTTGCCCCATGATGCGTTCGGCAAGGGCGAGATCAGCGCATTGACCTTGAAGCCGGCATGCCCCTTCACATGGGGCGCGGTGGCACGCCAGCGGCCGGCGGCGACCATCTTGGCCTTGAACCGCTCCTCGACGATCGAGCCGCAGGAAGGGCAGCACCAATGCGCCTTCTCCGGCTCGCCCTCTGGCCAGCGAATGTCCTTCCATTCGATCTCGTGGAAATCGCCGCACTCCGGGCAAGGCACCTCATACACGCGCTTGTCGCTGCGGGCATATTCATTGAGGATCGCCGAGGTTTCGGCGAAGACCGGCGTGCTGCCCTTGATGATCTTCCGGTCGGCGAAGGAGGTCGTGCGCCGCTCCGCGATCTCGGTTGGCGGCCCTTCGCGGGTGATCTCCATGCCGTCGACCTCATCCATGATGAGGATCCGGGTGTTGTGGCCGCGCAGGTTGCGCGGGGATTTCGCGGCGACGATGTTCAAGCTGCCGCCCGGGAAGCGGCGGGACAGCATGCGGTTGCGGCTTTCCTTGTCGGGCTTGGCGAGCACATGGGCGAGCGCCGGCGTATCCTCGACGGTCGGTTCGAGGTTGTCGGCGACGAACTGCCGCGACATATCCTCGGTCGGCGTGACAAACAGGATCGGCGCGGGATCGTTCACCACGAAATTGCCGATCACACCGATGAGCAAGGTCGTGTAACCGATGCGGGTCGACTTCACGACGGTAACGCGCTCGATCTTCGGATCGCCCATGGCATCGGCGATTCCCCGCTGGAACGGATAGAGCCGGATGCGGCCGGGATCGGAGGCGACCGAGGAAGGAAGCCGGACCTCCTGCTCGATCCATTCCGACAGGGCGAGCCGCTCCGGCGGGATCAGGGAGAGGCGCGCGCGGCGGCGCACTTCCTCGAGCGTGTCACTGATCATGGGCGAGCTCCCGCAGGATTGTGCGGAGGATCGCGTTGATCTCGTCGACATCCTCGCGCGGAAGGTGCGGCAGGTTTTGGCGGATGCGGGTCGGCGCCGCCAGAATCGCGGAACGCAAATCCCGCCGCTCGGCGGCCCAGACTTTTTCCACCTCGTCGGCAGAGATCAGTTCGCGGCGAAGCTGCTTATTCTTCAACTCCATGTTGTCGGCGCGCTCTTTGGCATAGCGCGCCTGCTCGGCGGCGGCGTCGAGTTGTGCTGCGAAAGGAAGCGCCGCCTGCTTGCTCTGTGCGCCGGAGCGAATCGGGCTGACGTTCGCCTGAATCCAGAGCTTGCCCCGCGCGACGTCGATGCGGCCGTCCGGCTCGACCGGAAGCCCCTTCTTGATAAGTTGGGAAACCCGGCCTTGCGTGATGCTCATCATCTCGGCGAAGGCTTTCTTCGATACCGCCTTCGGCTCGCCGATCATGTCGCCTGCCGCCGCCTGCATCATGTCACCTCACTTCAAGAGCTTGCCGATCAGCGCGTCGACGCGCTGCTGAAGGAGCGGGCCGGCAATGCTCTCGAAGGCATCGCGGGTCGCGCCTGTCGTCATTTCGGTGGGAATTTTCATGCCGGAGCGAACGTGCGTGATCTTCGTCCCGGTGGAGTTGATCCTCCGAAAGACATGCCCCTCGAAATCCGGCACAACCTTCCGGCCGGGGAATTTCCCGCCCTTCATGAAGGTGCCTGCGAAGACCCGGCGCGTGCCCCATGGGATTGCCGACACACCTGGGCGGGTTTCCCTTGGAGCGAGATACTTCAGGCGGACCTCGCCGCCGCGCGTCACCATCTCGTAGGACAGCTTGCGGCCACCGGCGAGGCTGACCTTCACGGCCTTCACGATCGTCTTGCGCGGCAGGCCGGTTTGCGTGGTGAGGTTGCGCACGACCTGCGTTTTGGCGCGTGCGCCGACCTTGTTGATCTCGCGTGGCAGCGCTTTCGGAAGCCGGCGCTGAAGTTCGGCAATGTCCTTGCCGAACTTCTTCAGACTGTCATCGGCCCATGCGATGCTGACCGTCGCCATCAATTGACTCCATCGTGAAAGGCGCCGTTGTAGAGGCCGGTGAGCTTCGCCGAGAGATGCCGCTCAACCATCTCCGCGATCTCTCTTGGCGACTGCCCCGGCTGGGCCTTCACCTCGATCTGGAATGCACCGGCACTGAAATTGACCTCGACCGGGCGAGCCTGTTTCCGATCGGTGGCCGGCGGGCGCATTTGCTCGAACAGTGCCGCTACGTCGAAGGGGGCGGCGGCTGATTGCTGGGGGATCGGCATAGCCGGCATACCAGGCATGGCCTGCATCTGCGGTGTTGCCACCCGCAACGCCGACAGGTCGGGCATCTGCAACGAGCCGGTCAGCGCCGGGACGATCGCCTCAAGTGCCGGCATCTGCGGCATCTCGACCTTCAAGGCCGGAAGCTCCGGGATGGCGAGATGCAAGGCCGGCAGGTCGGGCATCTGCAACGTGTCTTGCATATGCGCAGCCGCCGGCAGCGCCATCGCCGAGGAGGCAATCGCCGCGTTGCGCAGGATGCGGGCCGACTTTCCGGCATCGTGGACCCGGCCTGCATGCGGGAACGTGACGATCTCCGGCCCTTCCTCGCCGACGAGATAGGTGCCTCCGGCTTTCACTGGCCCGCCCTTGGCCCGTGCGCCGTCGACCCCGCCCGAGGAGGATGGCGTTCCGGCAAGCCCAAACGTCACCTTGCTGAGCAGGTTGCTCGCCCCGCTGCGGACGGAAGCGAACGCCTCGGTGATCGAGCTTTTTATGTAGGCCACGATCTCGGCCATCACGGCCTTGATGCCGTCGAACAGGCCGCGCATCAGCGCCGCGCCAGCCTCGACCATATCGCTCGCGAGTGCCGCGATGCGGGCCGGGAAGCCCTTGAACCATGCAACGATCTCGTCGACCTTGGTTCGGATGCCATCCCACATGGATTGCGCAAGCCTCGCGCCCTCGTCGAGCAGGTCGAAGCCAAGCAGCCCCCGGAACACGCCGCGCAGGAACTGCGCGCCGGCGCTCAAGGCCGCACCGATGTAGCGGAGGATGGCCCCGCCGACGCCGGCCCAATCGAAGGACAGGATCGCGGCGGCGATGGTCGCGCCGATCCCGGTGGCTTCCGCGCCCGTAAAGCCGCCCATCAAGGTCGTCCAAAGATCGAAAGCCCCGGAAAGGCCCGTGCGGATCAATTCGCCGAATCGAACACCCAGCCCGCCCCAGTCGACCGAAAGCAGGAGATCGGTGATCGTGCCGTAGAAGCCCATGATCGCCGTGGATGCGCCGGCCATCATGCCGTTGAAATCGATCGTGCCGATCGCTTGGCTGATCGTGTCGGCGAAGCCGGAGAAAAGCGACTTGGCGTTGGCGACGACATTATCGACCGTGCCGACAATCCCGGTCAGGGCGGTGCGCGTCTGCTCGATGCCAGCCTGCCAATAGCCGCCGAGGTCGATCGACGAGAAGATGTTGCCGATCCAGTCCCGCGCGGCGGCGAAGCCATCGACGAGGCTGCGCGCGGCCGACTGGCCCATCTCGGACCAGCTCATTGTCGACCATGCGTCCATGACCTTGCGTGGCAATTCGACCAGAGAGACGAGCGCCTGGCCAGCAAAGTTGCCGATCGCCATTCCTGCCGCCGTCCAGCTTCCACCCATCTCGTCGACGGGGCCGAGCAGCCCGGAAACCCAGCCGCTCAACGTGGCGAAGCCGTCGATGGCAGGAGCCAGCGCGGATCGTATCGGCTCGATCGCCCGCGAGAACGCACCCCGGAACGCCTCGAAGGCGAGAGTGATGCCCGTCCAATTGTTGTAGATCCATGTTCCTGCAGCCGCCAACGCGACGAGCGCCGCACCGACGCCAGTCCCGATGACTGCGATGCGAAGTGCCCGGAAGGCGACCGTGACCAGCTTCACCGGATTGAGCAGCGTCGTCACCGCGCGGGCGGCCGCCGAGAAAGTTGCACGGCCCAGCGCCCGGCCGGCGGTCAGGGCTGCGATTCCCATATCGAGCAGCGCGCCCTTCATAAACAGGCCGGCGAATCCGAAGGCCGTGGTCGCGACCCGGAAGCCGATGAGCGCCGCCGTCACGCCGACGATCGCTTGCGTCACGCGCGGGAACCGCTGGGCGAGATCGCTGATCGAGGTGATGACCGGCCCGACCTTCTCGACGATCGAGTTGATGGCCGGTAGGAGCGCATCGCCGACGCTGATCGTAAGATCGGTCGTGCGCTGGCGCAAAAGCTGTAAGGCGTTGGCCGTGGTCTTCGACCGCTGCAGATACTCCTCGTTCGCCGAGCCGGCATATTCCGTTCGGTCGGCGACGAGCGCGAGGGTTTCCGCGAGCAGTTCCGAGTTGGTGATAAGCGGGCCGAGGGCGCGGGCCTCGTCGCCGAACAGGTCGGAAACGAGTGCGGCGCGCATATGGTCAGGAACCTTTCGGATCCGCGCAAGCACCATCTGGATCGTGCCGACCGCATCCTTCTGCATGTCCTTCGCAACATTGCGCGAGGTGAGGCCAAGCTGCCGGTAGGCAGCCTGTTGCCGCGCCGTCGCAGATGCGCCGCGGGTGAGTGCACGGCCCATGTTGCGGAAGGATGTTGCTGCTACTTCCGCCTCCGCGCCGGCGCCGATCATCGCTGCGCCGAACGCCGCCGCCTGCTCTGCAGTCAGGCCAAAGTCCTTCGCCTGCGCCCCGACCCGATTCACCATGTTCAGAATCGCCGGAGCGTTCGCAGCGGAGTTGTTGCCGAGATGGTTGATAGCGTCGGCGAGCAGGCCGGTATCGGTGATGTTGAGGCCGAGCGCGGCCTTCAGCTTCGCCAGCGAGTCGCCGGCGCTGTCCGCGCTGACCTCCCATGCCACGCCGACTTTCGCCGCCATCTCGGCGAAGGGGAGAAGTTCGTCGACCGGGATGTTCGACTGGCCGGCGGCCGCAACGATCGCTGCGATGCCCTCGGCTGTCATCGGAATTTCGGTCGATAGGCGACGGATGTCCTTCCCCATCTGCTGAAACGCCTTCGGCGTCGGGAAGTCGACAACCTTGCGCACGTCCGCCATCGCGCTCTCAAAGTCGATGGCGGCGTTGATCGGCGCGGAAAGGCCGCGATAGAGTGCCCAGCCGGCACCGACCGCATCCATCATTTGGCCGCGCATGGCGTTGAGGCGTTCGGTGTTCCGCTGACTGGCCGCCGTCATCCGCTCGATCGCGGCGGAAACGCCCTTCGCTGGACCGGTGACCCGGTCCAGCAGGGAGACGATCAGCTTGGAATTCAGGACGCTCATCGCTTTGCCTTTCCATGCTTTGCCTTGATGAGGCGGGCGGTGGCTTCGAGGTAGCTGCGCGCCTTGGCGGGGGGCCAAGCCTCGATCGCGTTAACAGGCGTGTGAAGCTCGCTTGCCAAAAGCACGACTATGTCGTGCCAATTTTCATCCCGCCGAGGTGCTCCCCCAGCAGCGGGCCGATCGTGACCATGATCGCGCTGATGTCCGCTGCGCCTATCTGCTTGATGGTCGGAAGGTCGACGCCCGCCATGCCGGAAAGAATGGCCGCAGTCTTTGTCATCTCGCCCTGCACGGCATCGGCGAGGCAGAGATCACCAACGGTAACTTCGCGGAACGTGAGTTCCGTGAGTTTGACGGCTTTGTCTCCCTCGCCCACGGTGATCGGCTTTTTCAAAGAGACGGTAATGGTTTCAGACATGGGTAATCTCCGTAATGATCTGCGCCGGCAGGGTGGCGCGAGCGACGATTCCACCGATGGCAATCGTGCCGGCGGTGGCGACGATGGCCGGCGCGGTGATCCTGCGCAGGCTGGCGTTCAGTTCCTCGACCTCGTCGAGGACATCGAGAACCCGCGCGACGGCGGGGTCCATAATTCGGATCATGTTGACCTCCTGTGGAAGGATGCCCGGCGGACGGGGGCTGGTCCGCCCGCCGGGCGGGGCTGCTCGTGGCGCGATGCCCCAATGGTCCAAGGAGCGGCAAGCATCGCGCCTTCCGGGCCGAAGCTGGTCCGTTGTCCAGCCGCTCCTATCTGGTGAAATGTGATCGTCATCGCGCTACCCGATCGAAAGCTGGATGACTGCAATCGACGCCGATTGCGAGTTGGAACGCTTGAAGGTGAACCACGGCTGTCCGGGGCGATCGACCGCGCGAAAGCCATCGTATTTCTTGAAGGTCAGGTGCGGATAATCGAGCCGGTTGTAGGCAAGCGCCCACTGCGCGGCGGCGATCGATGCGAAGAAACCGCCACCAAGCGTCACTATCTCGTCCGGGTCGGAGCCATAAAGGACGGCCGAAATATCTTCTGCCTGGCGACTGGGGTCGGGACGCCCATCGTTATCCCGAGGCACGAATCGGATCGTTTCCAGATTTGCATCCAGAATGATCCGATCCGTAAACGCCTCGAGCGCGCGCCAGTCCATCCCGCTTGACCTCGGTCAGATCGACAGGCGGACGACGCCGGTGGCGCTGGGGTTCGCCGCCGCCTCGGCGGCGTGGCCGATCAGCGTGTTCGAGCTGGCGGTCGTGGTCGCGGCATTGGTTTCGCCGGAGGCCCAATAGATCGCCGCCCCTTGCGTCCATGCCTGCTCGGCCACCTTCGGCAACGTGAATACGCCCTCGGTGCAGATTTCGACCGGAGCGCCGCTCTCGGCATCGGTGGCGGCAACACCGAACAGCTTTCCGACGATGACAAGGTCGCCGGACTTCACGGACGCCGGCGCGGTGACCGTCACGTTGCGGCCGGGTTGAACAAAGTTCTTCATGGTCAGATTCCTTTCGAGAAGGTCGGGAGGAAGGTGTTGACGCGCTGGCCCTTCAGGGCGGCAATGTCGCGGTCGAGAGCGGCAATAGCTGCCGCCATCTCGGCATCGCTTTTGAACCATGCTGTGCGCTCGGTTCCGCCGGAGCGGAACGTGGTGCGCAGCATGCCGCTGTTGCGGGCGGCGATCAGTGCCGCCCGCTGATTGAGAAGGTCTGCCAGCGCGGTCATGGTTACTGGCCCGCGTTCTTGTATGCGCCGCGGAAGTCGATCGCGCCGACCGCGAAGTCGAGACCGGCGGCCACCTTCACGGCCTGCGTATCGAAATCCCGCTCGGTTCGGACCTGCGGCCCTTCCGATCCGCCGACATAGCCGTAGACCACGACGGGCGCGGCGGACGGTTCCGCGAAGACGTACCAGCCGTTGCCGATGATGTTGGCGTCGACGATAAGCTCGGCGAAGCCGGCCCAGACATTCACGTCGGAGGATTTGGTCGGCGTGATCGCAGCGAGGATCTGGCGCGCTGCGACCTCCTGTGCGGGACCGACGACGAGGAACGTCGGCTGCAGGTTCAGCACGAGGCCGTCGAGCGACTTCTGCGCGCGCAGCGCCGCCACGGCCAGCGCGACCGACGTGGCATCGATCGCGGCACCCGCTGCGGCAAGATTGCCGTGGTCGGTGTGGAAGATCGCCTTCCCATCCGACAACGCCCCGTTGGTGGCCAGAACGCCATAGGCGAGCTTGTTTTCGTCGGCAGCGGCGCGGATCGCGATCTGCGAGGAGAAATCCGACAGCGCCGAGAGGTCGTCGTTGATGAGCGCCCGGCGGCCAATGGCGATGCCGGTGCCGTATTCCTTGGCTCGCACCTTTTCCGCGTTCTCGCTGATCGTCCCATACTTGACCTCGCCCGCCTCGTTGATCTCGCGGAAGGCAGGGAAATCGCCTGCCCGGAGGAAGCTATGGTCCTTGAAGTCGACGAACGGCTTGCGCGCGGCCCATTTGCGATAGGTCGGCGCGGCGGCCTGATACTGCGCGAGCAGCGATTTGTTCGCGGCGTCGGCGAGCAGGAGGGGGAAGTCGCTCGTCGAATGAGCGCCCACGGCGCGCTGCAGGAGCGCATCCTGATCGCGGGCATTGAATCGCTCGCCGCCGGCGGAGGCCAGTTCCCCGACCATGTCGAGAATTCGCATACCGCGATACTCGACAGCGCGACCTTCGAGCTTCACCGCGCTCGGAGCCAGACGATGCGCCAGCGCATCGGCCATGGCCGACCGGATCGCGACCGGATCGTTGCGATCCTCGCCCACGGTAATGCCAGTCGAACGGATGCCGGCAGCGGCCTGGCTGCGCGTCTGCATCTCGGTCAGCGCGGCGGCGCGAACCGCGTCGAGACTCGCCTCTGCGTCGATCTGGCTGTTCGCCCAGGCATCGTCCAGCCCGGTCGTGCGGGCGATCGAGCGGATTTCCGCGTTGATCTGGGCGCGGGTCTGAACCTGCGGCCGCGGGTTCGGATTGTTCTCGTCTTCGGTATCCATCGGGTTACTCCGTGTGGTTGCGGCCGGGTCGGCCGGGATCGCGACCAGCGATGCCTCGAGGATCGAAAAAGCGGTCGCGACTTTTTCGCGGCGTTTGGTGCTGGGGTTCACGCGCTCGGCCCACCTTCCGGCCGGAACGTCGTAGCCAATGGAGACGCCGAACTGCGCGCCATCGCCGATCTCGGCGGCGATGCGCTGGGCGAGCGGCGAATGCTTTGACAGCCTCGCCGTGCCGACGAGCCGGCCACCTTCGAGGCGGATGCCCGTCACCTCGCCGAGCCGGCCGTCGAGCTCGAACCGATTGTGGCTGTCGAGCAGCGGCAAGCGATCGGGAATGACTGCCCCGCGCAGATCGAGGATTTCGTCGAAGCTGCCGCGGCGATCATGGCGCTCGACCGGCGCGCCGGCGGACAGCACCACGTCGATCGTCAGGGCTTCGGCGTTCCATGTCGATGCGGCAACGGGGATGGCGCGCGTGAACATGCCGGCCGGATCAGTCGGCCGATTTCGGGTCAACATTTGCGACCTCCTTTTTCAGGGCTTGTGTGAAGGTCAAACCGAGGCGCGTGGCGCGCTCATTGTCGGCGGCGATCTCGGCGTCGAGCGCCTCAATGTCCACGCCGCGGCTGGTGACGGCCTCCCGGCGCGACATCAGGCCGCCTGCGATGGCGTCAAGCTCGGCCTGCACGTCCTTCGCTGGGTCCACCCACTGCGACTTCGGCGTGATGAACTTCACCGGCATGGCGGCCTCGATCGTCGTGGCGACACGGCCGGACAACACCTCGGTCGCGGCCCAGCGCCGCCAGATCGGGCGCAGCGCCTGAAAGGCGACGACGCCATGCTGCAGGGCCTCGACCCGGCGCCGCCACTCCACGAGGCCGGCGCGGATGGAGGAATAGTTCACTTCCGACAGGTCGCCGGTCAGGATCGACGCGGGCAGACCGAGGCCGACCGCGATCTCGCGCTCGGTCAGGCTGGCGAAGGACATCACTTCCTCGCCGATATTCGCGGGGGTCGAGAAGGTGATTTCCTGCCCCGGATCGAGATATTTCAGCGTGCCGGGTTCAAGGCCGCCGACGAGATTCGCGCCGTGCTGCTCGCCGTCGAAAGGCTGGCCCGAGGCGTCCGGCGTGCGGACGAAGCCGGTGAGCATGGCCGCAATCTTCTGGCGCATGATCTGCGCGTCGCGCCAGGCATCGAGATCGGCAAGGCGGAGCATGACAGGCGCGAACCATGTGATGCCGCGCACCTGCCCCGGCGTTTCCGGGCGGAAGAGGTGGACGATGTGCTCGGCCGGCACGCGCTGCGGTGCCAGCGGCAATCGAGCGAACGGCAGGCCCGGCCGCTCGGCGAAGATGTGATATGCGACCCGGCGGCCTGTGGCATCGAACTCGATACCCTGCACGATCCGACCGCCGCCCGGAAGCTCGCGGGTCAGACTGGGGTCGATCTGATCGGCGTCGATCAGGCGAACACGCAAACCGTCATCGGCGTTCACGAGCAGGGCAAACGCCTCGCCGTCGATCACCATGCGCCGGACCATGACGGCTTCGAGACCGTAGAAGTCGGTCAGGCCGTCCGCGTCTGCCTCGTCCGTCCATGCCTCGAAGGCCAGATTAAGAGCGGTGCGATTGTCGGGATCCGCATGCGCGGCCTGCGGCTTGATGCCGGTGCCGACCAGTGCCGACACCCATGCCTCGACGCCGGATGCCGCCAGCGCATTGTTGGCCGCAAGGTAGCGCGCACGGCGGGCGAGAGGCCCGCGAGCCGCAGCCATCGCCGAAAGCGTCGCCAGCATCTCGGGATGCCCACGCCAGCGACGGCCGCCGCCCGCGCCATCATAGGAGCGGGTCGAGCGGGAGAAGAATTTGCGGAGCCGATCAAAAATCATGGCCGCAATGATGCGGCCACGAGAGAAGAAACGCCTATGGGTTTATATAGGCGGAAGTGGGTTTGTTTAGGCTTTTCCGGCAAGGTGGTCGAAGAAATACCGGAGATCGGCTTCGTAGGACCAATAACGCCGCCCAGCCCGATGAACCGGAGAGTTCGGCATCTGGGAAAGAGTGCGGCGGACATAGTCCGCGCTTCGATTGATATTGGCGCCGATTGCGGCAGCGCCCCAGATTATCTTGCGTTGGTCATCTGATTTCATGTCTGTCAGCCCTGTCTGTTATGCGCCTCGTGCATGACTAACTCATTGAAAGAAAACGGCTTTAGCATTCAAAAACATTGCATGGAGTGAAATCCCGGGGTCTCCCGTCCCCGCTAGAGGTAGAGGCCGGGAAGGACCCGCCCGGCCCACCTGCCCCACCTTGCCAGCCATCGCTGCAGAAGGTGGGGCGCAAAATTATCGAATGATTTCATTGGCTTGCCCTGCCTGTCCTACCTGTCCTACCTAGAAACACACAATCAACATGCGCGCATGTGCGCATACGGACTTACTGAAAACAGGGGGGACAGGTAGGACAGGCAGGGCAACCCCTTGAACTAAAGGCACTTTTCGCTGTCCTACCTTCGGCGCGTGTCCTACCTCAAGGTAGGGCAGAGCATCATCCGTCGCCCTCGTCCCACCCGATCTCCTGTTTCAACTGCTCTGCGAACTGGTCTCGGCACGTTTCGAGCGGAGGCAAAGTGTAGGCGTATCCGCGCTGCATCGTGGCTCCATCGTCGGCGGGAATGGACACCTTGCTTTTCTGAATGCCGGGCAGGAGTTTCCGCAGCTTCATCCCGAAGGAGGTGGCTGATGCCTTCCGCCGGATGCCGATCTTCTCACTGGCATCGACATAGTCGTCGAAGAAGGCATCCGTGGCGACGAAGTCCGGCCATCGATCGTGCTTGCGCGTCGGCGCTCCGGCCTTCAGGCGGTCAAGCAGCCACGTCTCGATAGGATCGAGGCTGCGCACCTTCTGCTCTAGCAGCGCATCGGTCTTCGGGATCGTCCGAAGGTTGATGCCGGAAAGGTCGAAATTCATCAGATCGTAGAGCAGCGCCTCTCGGCCGCCGGCGGCAAGCTCGGCTTCCATCTCGGCGAAATATCCGTGGTTGCCGGCGCAGCGAGGATGAACGTCGAAGACGGCAAAGCGCCGCTCGTCCTTTCCGGCCGGAACGACCCAATCCTCATTCGAGGTCATCAGCACGCGGATGAAGTTCGGCAGGCGCACCGGATCGACGCCCTTCGCCTCGATCATCTGGATTTCCGACGTGACGAGGCCCTTCAGCCTGCCCTCGGCGGCCTTGTCGCCCGCCCAGACCGCTTCCTCGGCCTGCAATAGAAGGCAGGATGCCATATGCGCGTTGAAGTTCCCCGTCACATAGCGCGGATCATCGACGAGGAAGAAGTGCGGCCGAAACAGCGATCCGATCGCGTTTCCCACGATAGTTTTCCCGGCGCCCATCGCGCCGCGCAGGACGATGGCCGTGCCTGGCTTCTCGCGCGGCTTCTGGACCATCTGGGCAAACCAGCCGAAGATCCAGCGGAACACCTCCTGATCGCCATGCGCGACATTGGTGAGCAGATGATCCTTCAGCACGGAATAGGAGCCTCCGCGCCGCGGCTCGACCGAAAAACCCTGCCAGAGATTGAGGTGGCCGGCGGGCGCAACGTCCCCGTCCGGGTTCGGCCAGAAGGTGATTCCCTGATATGTTCGGCGGTGAGGCGAGGTCCACCATGCCTCGCCCCAGCTGATCGCCCTCGGCTTCCCGTCCCGGCCCTTCCGCGTGATGAAGCGATTGGCAAGGTATGATTTGAAGCCGGCTTCCTTGATGATGCGGACCCGGTCGCGGGCATCGGCATCGGCCTGCACCGACACGACCGCGCCGGTTCCTCCGATCAGGACGAACGCAAAGAGCCGGTTGAGTTCGTCCATGTCGAACGTGTCCGGCAATGCCGCCACGGGCTGATCTGCCGGCGGGGGTGGAGCGGCCGCCTTCGACGTGTCATTCTGCGCGGCGGCATAGGCATTGGCGACAATCGCGTCGACCTCTGCCCATGCGCCGCCTCTCTCGATTTCATCCGTCATGGCGCGCCTCCATCGGGCGCGTCACAACGGCGGG